GTCAGGTCGCAAGGACGCAGTCGCAATTAAGGACTCAACTGATATATCTGGGTTTAAACACAAAGCAAGGACAAACTCGGTACATCGGCTATACTAGGTACATGAACGAGGCAAGACCATGAAGCAAACCTACCAAATGTACTTTGGACTTAATACTCCAACAGGAACCATTTCACAAGACGCATGGGACGCCTTCAGTGACGTAATAAGTATGTCTTTTGCAGGTTATACTGTTCAGGACTGCGAGGGTGCTTGGAAAGGCTCTCAGGAGGCAACTAAGTTAGTAACAGTTACTACAAAGTATCCAGCCAAAGTCAATGACGTATGTAAAGCATACATTGACACATTCAATCAAGATGCTGTAGGGTTACGTGTTAGTGAGCCAATGAGATTCGTTACCAAAGTATCAGAAGTATTTTAAACCATTCACCACTATTTAAAGGACAAAGACAATGCAAACAACTAAAACAAACATTCCAAACACTCCAGCCGAAGCTGTTGCTCTATTTAATAAAGGAGCCAAAGTATTAGGAACTCCAAAAGTTGCTAAGACTCCAGTAAGAAAGAAGAAAATTGGTGTTGTAGGTATATCTAAAGCTGAGAATGTACAGCTTGGACTTATACTTAGATGGGTTGCACTAGACTTAGATTGGGATACTATTCCAAATGAAGTATTAGTAAATCCTGAAGCATTAACAAAACTTATTGGACGTTACAAAGAGCAATCATGAGTGATATGTTATTAGTAGGACTTTCACAGTCTGAGTGGGAGTCTATCATGCAATTTATTGCTAAATCAATGACAGGTTATGAAGAGTTCAAGGACGAAGAGGGAAAGATGCATATAATTATACAAAAACTAACTAATCAAATTTATTAATCCACGGGCAATCTCACTTGACAAACCATTCTATATGATCTAGGTTAACAAAGTATTTGCCCATTATTCACCCAATTTAAAACAATGACACTTAGACCAGAGACTACATACGAATACAGATTCAGGGACGCTTACATATACTATTGTGAGCATCATGATTGTCTTAGAGTTACTGATGATCATGAGGACAGTGTATTATTAGCAGGTGTTACAAAGAAGAATATCAATGACTTCATTGAATGTTACTTTGAGTATATACTTGATGATGCACCAATGAAAGAGTATTTCAAGGAAAGACTTGCTAAAGTCAAGGAGTCAGCAGAAGAGGAAGTATGAAAACAGCATACTTTCTATTAAAGACTAGCATCCGTGATGATTATGAGATCTCGGATGCAGCGAGGGACGTAGAACAAATGGCTGAAGCTGTATGTATAGATTACATGTGGCTAGACGTAGGCGATCATCCTTACATTGCATATTAATCATGAAACAATACAAATTCACAGTCGTGGTGCGATCACCATTAGACATTAAAGATATAGTCTGGGCATTCACTCACAAACTTAAGGACGCATTCCCAATTGTGTCTATTACATTTGATGAAGTAAAGGATGACAAGAAGGACGAGTCACCCTATAATGAAATACCAGAGAGGTACTAATGAAGTATGAAATGAAGTATGCAATGATTTCAGCTCTAATCAAGGACTGTCATGCTAAAATAGCAATGGCTAAATGTAACGTCGATGCTTTCTTTGAAACTCCATGTGGAGTAGGAGATCATCCTAACATTATGGAAACTATTCAAGAACAGCTAGATGTTATCTCACAAAACAGAGACAGATTATCAGTATTACAGGAGACATTCGATGGCGAAGACTAGACAATGGTTAATTAAGAACGCTGTCATGGCGTGGCTAGTTAATTATGCAGAAAAGGAAGCGGGGGAGTTAACAAAGGACTACCAAGCATTATATAATCAATTAGATTTTGAATATGAATCATATTTAGATAAGGAAGATGAACAGCCCACTACAACTGAAACACGCAAAAGGGGACGTCCAGCGAAAAGACAAAGGACGAAAAAAGCCTCAAGCGATCCGCCAAGCACGGAAGAGAACAAAACAACTAATCAAGAAACTTAAATGAATAAGTATGTAATTCATTTCGCTAAGCAAGAGAGCATTGTCTTAAATGCTACAGATGATGAAGAAGCTGCTTGGTTAGGTCTAGCTCATGCTAGAATAGAAAACAACGACACACTAAAGGACGTACAACTAATTGAAGAATAACATGAAAAAACCCAAATACTTTCCTAACAACTGGAAGGCATACAAAGAATCACCAGATCAATTCTTTATACCACTGACTTACAATGACTTCTTTAACTGGAAAGTTATGGGTTGGGCATTACCTTCTTCAATAGATTGCATCATACGTGAAGAAACAGATGGTAAAATAACTGAGAAAGTATATTCACAGTCCAAAGCTGCACGTAAATACTTAGAAACAGCTATGCAAACTAAGAACCCTAAAACTACATATACCATTGTTAATCAGGATGCGGTGCAAGTACTATACCCTTTAAAACAACACAATAAGTTTAAGGACTTAGAAGTAGATACGTTTAGAGACGTAGATATGGGACAGTTCTTAGACGAAGACAAAGATGACCCAGATGATTTTGACATGTGGTTAGATGAAGATTATGACTAGAACAATGGAAGATGTCTATACCTATGAGAAGCAAGCACTTGATCTCATAGAAGTAAGATACAAGGATAATAAAGATCATCCTAATTATAGTAAACTAAGAGATTTACTTATTGACCAAATTAATGATGAGCTTTACGATGTTGCCCACACCAAAACAGATAGAAGAGCAAGTACAGCTTGAACGTACTGCAATTAAACAAGGACTAAAGAGATTACAAGATCAAACCATTAAATTAGAAGGACAGAACTATGGTTCAGCTACTATTTATGGTGTATCTTCTATACATACTTTACTTCCAAAGCTCATATCTAGGATAATTGATACTAATTCAAGGATACATGCAAGGAAGAATGGTGTAGCATTTAAGGAGATACATACATATCTAAAAGATATGGAAGCTGCTGCTGCTGCTGCTATTGCATGTAAGATTACATTCGACAAAGTATTTGGATACAAGGACGGATGTAATCTGGCAACTAATGTATGTGAGTCTATTGGTCATGCAATTGAAGATGAATGCCAGATGACACATTATGAAACTCATGCACCTGCACTTCTAAATGTATTAAAGAAAAATTACTGGCACAGATCAATAGGAACACAGCAGAAACTCGTTGTAATAAGAACATTGATGAATCGTTATAAGGTTAAGCAATGGACAACGTGGAGCAGAAACATACGCATCAAGTTAGGTGCTTGGTTATTAGATTGCATCATGGACTCTAGTCAATGGTTCATGAAACAAAGCATCAGACAAGGACGTAAGACTAGCATATTTGTTGTCCCTACCCCTGAGTTTATGGACATCAAAGATGAGGTAATGGCTAACGCTGAGTTGTTCGCACCTTTAGCTTGGCCTATGTTAATACCTCCTAATGATTGGACTAATGAAACTAATGGGGGATATATCTTAAACGAGGTAATGCATGGTCACGACTTAGTTCGTAGGGGCAATGACTGCCGTATACAGGGAGAAACACCACTGGCTTTTTTAAATAAAATTCAGAAGGTTCCTTATACACTCAATTCTTTCACAGTCAGGGTTGCAAAAGCCTTGCAAGAGAAGGGAGTTGCAGTAGGTAAGTTTCTACCTATTATTCATTACGATCTACCACCTAAACCAGTTGATATAGCAAGCAACAAGGACGCACGGTTGGCTTACCGTAGAGCTGCTGCTGAAGTAATGAATATGAGAGCAGCCGAATTTAAAAAGTCATGCCGTACACGGATGACAATGGAAGCAGTTGAAAGATTCGAGGATAGAGATCAGTTCTTTATACCTTGGAGCTTTGACTACCGTGGAAGAGCTTATCCAATACCAGCCTTTCTTACACCTCAAGACACTGACTTCGGTAAATCATTATTACGGGCAGCAGAGGAGGCGTTTATCACACCCCAAGGCAATAAATGGTTGGCATTTCAGGTAGCAACTACATATGGTTTAGATAAAGCAACGATGGCTGAGAGGTTATCGTGGACGAATGAGAACATTCCGTTGATTACCAGAGTAGCAACAGATCCGATAGATAATCTGGGTGACTGGGAGGCAGCGGATGAGCCGTGGCAATTTATGGCAGCATGTGAGGAATATCATGCTTGTGTCATTACAAAGACACGCACGACTACAGGGCTATTCGTAGCTACAGATGCTACGTGTAGTGGTCTTCAGATCCTAGCTGGATTAGCTAGAGATAAAAGGACAGCACAACTCGTCAATGTGCTACCCGCTGATAGACCACAAGACGCATACAAAGTTGTAGCAGAGATTGCCAAGCCAGAGTGCCCAGTCCACATACAGAAAGTAATGGACAGGAAAACCGTCAAGAGAACGGTAATGACAATCCCATACAACGCAAAACCTTACAGCAATAGATCGTATATTCGTGACGCTCTATTAGAGAAAGGAATTGAGATCGACAAGGAAGATCTTACCGTTACCGTACAGGCGGTTCGGGATGCTATGGAACAAGTAGTGCCCGGACCTATGTCTGTTATGAAATGGATAGAGACTGAGGTCGCTGGAGCTATTAAGCGTGGAGCTACTGAATTAAGATGGGTCACACCATCGGGGTTCATAGTGAATCAGCGTATCATGAAGAAACAGGTAGAGGTATATAACTTACAGCTGCTTGGTCGTTGTCAGATATCAGTAGCAACTGATGATACTGATGAGGTAGATATCAAACGTCACCGTGCTGCTACAGCACCGAACCTTATTCACAGTCTGGATGCGAGTCTACTACATCTCAGTATTGATAAATTCAACAAACCTATAGCATTAATTCATGACAGCGTTCTCACACGAGCAGTTGACATGGACGAATTATCTGCTATAATAAGGGAGACATACATGCACCTCTTTGCGGAGCATGATTATCTCAATGACTTTGCCCAACAGATAGGGGCAGAGACAGCACCACCGATCATAGGCGATCTTAAGCCTGAGTCGGTTATTAATTCAACTTATTTTTTCTGTTAAAATGCCAAAGAACGTACACGTTACGGA